GAAAATAGATCGCTTAATTGAAATAATGTTAGAATTAAAAGAATTAGCAATATCACTAGATGATCCACGTAATGATCAAGACACTATTATAGCAACAATACTTGCACTAATCATCTGCGTAGATATACCAGATGTAACCATTTTACCTAATAATATGAACATAGGAATCGCATTAGCATGAGTTATTTAACCGCATTTTGTAATATAACAACCGATTTACAAGCAATTGTTAGTGATATAGATCGATATGATCGTAAAAGAGTTTTAATGTCTAATTGGAGCAACCCTAGTAGCAATCTTTATCGGCTAAGTAACACAGGATATATAGAAAATTTATACAAGGATGGAGTAGAAATGACAAAAGTCACTGATACTCCAAACGCAGATAACGAATTTAAATACAGCGAATCAACTGATTCTGTTGATTTCTTTTTAGCATCTAGCTCAGTAGCTGCACTCAATAGCAGTGTATTTGAAGCTGGTCAAGATTGGGAAGATCTTAAAACACGCGTAGTAAAAGAACAAGCTGATCATATGCGCAGTTTTTTAAATAGACCTATATACAAGCGTGGTAATACCAATTACCAAGGCGCAGCAGATAGGCCATATGACTTTATAGTAATTCGATGCAATGCGTTGTTAGCCTGCGCTGATTTGGTGCGCAGTCAAGATCCAGAAAAAGCCGCAGAGCTTGATGAATTAGTATTAGGTGATGATGGTTTACTTACTAAGTTAAAAAGGCGTGATTATGTCATGTGGCATGAAACATCGTTTAGAAGTGAATCTGGTGTAATACGTGAGGTAAGTGTCAATGGATCAACTACTGGGTATATCGAAGATATTAAAATGTTTGGACCACCTAGCACAGATTATGATGAGGTGCGTGTGGTTATTAGCACAGCAGGTACATTTAGTCCTGGAACTGCATCTACAGTTAAGTATGATGTTTTTACTAAGGATGACACTGGATTACGTAGGCATAAATCAGTAGACGCAGAAGTAATGAATGGTGATTATCAAGCACTAGCATATGGTGCGCTAATTCGTTTTCAGGCAGGAGTATATACTCTAAATGATGAGTGGTCCATTACATTTCAATCTGATGAGGTACAGATGGGTACTGTGCGAAGTGGACAGATTTATAGATAATGTCATCCATAAAGGTATAAGTGATGGCTATAACGTTTGAAAATGTCATCTTTGATAGAGTTATTGAAAATATAAATGATATTATTGCGAATGAATTTGGAATACAAATATTTTACGATGAACATCAAGGAAATCAAAGTTTTCTTTTGCAGCCTGTTAGTGATGAGATATTAGATACATTATCAAGTGGACAAATACGAGAAGTAACTATATCTATACAATACGAATTAGATTTAAGTAACAAAATAAATAAAAATTCATTTAAACAAGTAATGATGGTAACAGAAAGATTAAAAAGATTATTGTTTAATAATAACACATATAGTGTAAGCGGTACGAATCAATTTCGTAATGGCAGTGTGGGAAGTGTTGAATATGAACAAGAAGATGATAAAATCAGAAGCACCACAACATTTTCATGTCAAACATTGGAGTTAGTATGATTGTAAAGGCAAAAAAAGAGTATAAAGATTTACCAGATAATAAAAATTTTATTGGATTAGGAAAAGCAAGTACGCATTTAAAATTGTTAGCAGGTATGGAATGTGAAGTGTCAAAATCTTTACAGCCTTTATCAAAAGAACTATTAAAAGCATTAGAAACTAAAAAAATTAAAAGTGAGGACAAATAATGGCTAAAAGCGCACTATTTCAAACCAGCCAGCAAACCAATGTACTGATAGCTACTGAATCTACATTTGGCACAAAAGCTGCAACAGGAGCAGCAAGAATACACATGCCTGTTACTAGCTATAGTTTTTCTGAAGTTGCTAATCACACATTAGCAGTTGCGCCATTTAGAGCAGGAGCAGGTGGAGCGACACAATCTACAGAGATGGTGAAAGCACAAAGACATGATAGAATGTATGAAATTACTTTAGAGTTTATGGGTTCACCACAAGCAATTGATAGAGTTTGTTTAGCATTGTTTGGTGATGGTGCTAGTCCAAATATTTTGCTTGGATCTATGCCTACCACAAGTAATATAAGTGGTAGCACTGCAACACCAGTAACCATATATTTTGATAAAGGTAGTGCAAGCGCAGCAAATACCGCACTTTCTTTTGCAAGTTGTATGTGTACATCGTTTACAATATCTGGTGATATTGGTAGTAATGGTGGTGTGATTATGGGATCAGCTACATTTGTTACTGGATTTAATCCAGATAAAGCAAATATCTCATTTAGTGGTGGAACTGAAACTTCAATTGCAAATCAATCTTCTTATTTTAATATGCATGATCTTTCTGCAACTACGATTACGCCTTCTGGTGGTAGCGCAGAAGATTTAGTTTTATTTTCTTTTGAATTAAATATTGCAAGAGCAGTGAACAGAGTAGGATTTGATACTGCTGGGAATAGCTTTGCTCCATTAGGATATGTTGTAGGTGGTTATGAAGTTACTGGATCAATGACAGTTAAAAGAGACGCAGAGTCTGATGCAGCTATAACATATGCAGATACCGCTGAACCAGTTTGCGCTGTAAGTATTACCGATGGAACATTTGCGATAGCAGCACCTAAAGCTATAATTGATCAATCATCAATTAACTTTGATGAAGATGGATTTAAAAGTGTTATACCATTTAGATGTACTTATGATGCTGCAAATACAAGCAATACTGTAGTTTCAATAGCAACATCATAGATTTAATCACGATCTCACGCCATTTTCATCGAAGGATGAAATATGAAAGTAAAAACAGATCATGGTACTTTTGAAGTACGTGATATAACGTTTAAGGCTCGTAGAGAGTTACATAAGCTAGAAGTCAAAGCAATCACTAAAGATGGTGAGATTAATACTGAAAAGTTTTTTGATGTATTAGACTGGGTACTCAACTTTAGTTTTACTGATCCAGAAAAAATACTTGGTAAGCTAGATGATAATGAGATTGACGCAGTATTGATGTCAGTATATAACGCATACAAAGAGCCTAACCCAAAAAAGTCTTAATGCACCGCGTTGCGGTTTGGATGTCATATAAACAGCAACCAAGCCGCAATCTCCAGTTTCCATACGATGCGCAGTCTCCTACGCTCAAGAAAAAGATTACCTATACAGAAGAGGTATTATGGGAAGAGATAGTAAGACTAGTAGAAGAAAGCAAAGATGGAAAATTTACGCTTGGTGCAGCGTTATATTACTCATTAGTGTTTTGTGCTGACTCAACATATTTCTTAACGCCTGAGACTATTTTTGCGCTCGAGGAGTATATGTCTATGAAAAGGTTTAATTTACCATTAGCAAAAACTATAGATGACGCAGATTATCATCGCTTAGTCATCTTTTCTGCTATTGATGAAGAATTTAATGCACTCCAAAACGAAGATATAAAGAAGCAAAATGGCTGAAAAAAGATTTATTATAGAGGTTCGCACAAAAGGTTTTGCACGAGCTACAAGAGATTTTAAAAATTTAGATACGAATGGTAAGCAATATGTAGAAACTGCAAGACGAATGCGCAATCAAAACAAAGGATTGATCGCATCTTTAGGATCACTGCGTAACAGAATTTTAGTGTATACCTTTGCAATTGGTGGTGCAGTTGGTAGTATGAACAAGTTTATTCAAGCTGCATCTGGCTTTGAGGATGTCAAAACTAGATTGGTTGGATTAACTGGTAGTGTTGAAGAAGCAGAGAAAGCCTTCAATACCTTTAATCAGATTGCAGCCACTACTCCATTTCAATTACAGGATGTAGTAAACGCAGGTGCGCAGTTAGAAGCCTTTGGTGTTAATTCCCAGGCTACATTATCCTCAGTGACTGATTTGGCTGCGTTTATGGGTACAACTGCAACCGAAGCGGCAAGTGCATTAGGTCGTGCCTTCGCTGGAGGCGCAGGTGCTGCGGACATATTAAGAGAACGTGGGATACTACAATTAATTAAAGATTCACAAGGAATCAAAGATTTAACAAAAATTACTTTACCTCAGTTTAGGCAAGCATTATTAAGTGCTATGGTTGATCCAGTAGCTGGTATTCAAGGAAGTAGTAAACGACTATCGCAAACATTTACTGGTGCAGTATCCAATATGAATGATGCGATTACTAGGTTTGCAGCACGCATTGGATCGTTAATGCTACCATCACTAATAAAAGCAGCAAACTCAACAAGAGAGTTTTTTAATAGTTTAGACTTACAACGCCTTGCGCAGTTAGCTACTTCTATAACGGCAGCAACAGTTGCTTTTGTTGGTATTAGAAATGCAATTGTAATTACTGAAACAGTATCAAAAGCATACGCAGCAACCTTAGTATTGCTAAGAACAAGAACAGTATCTTTAACCACTGCAACAGCGTTATTATCTGGTAAATTTGCTTTATTAGCTACAATTGCAGTAGCAATTTTTGGTGGTAAAGTATTAGATGATCTTTTAAAAGCTAATAATGCCTTTAGTTCTTTAAATACAACTACACAAACATTAACAAATAGCACACAACAACTCACTAATACAACGCAGCAATACATCAATACTTTAGGTAATCAGACTATTAATTTAGGTATGAGTGCAGATGCAAAAGATAGAATTAATAAAATACTAGCTGATACAGTATTACTGACTATGCAGAATAATGATGTAGATGAAAAACGTATTCGGATTGCACAAACTATCTTTCAAGCAGAGCAAAGTTTAAGTGAAGCTATGAAAGGTAAACTAATTTTCGATCGTGAAGCAGCAGTTCTTGGTGAAGTAAGAATTGATATGGCAGAAGGCTTAACAGCGGCAGAACATCAAGAAGCAGAAGCAATACAAAGACTGATAATAGCAAGAGTGCAAGCAATTAATAATGGCAAAGAAATGGTTTCTGTTTCTAATCAATTATCAGGCGCAATTAGTGGTTTAGGTAATGCGATGAATATTATGAGTGAAGAAACAGATAACGCTGGTCAAAGAATGCAACAATTTATTCGAGTTGCTGGAGCGTTACTATCTATTGCAGGTGGTCCTGTGGGTGCTGCTGGATCAGTTCTAAGTGCCGTAGGTTCACTGCCTATCGGTCACACTGGTGGATTGATTCGCAATAATGGTATCCAACGCTTTGCTACTGGTGGTATGGTCCAAGGTCAAGATAATGTACCTATACTTGCGCAGGCAGGTGAGTTTATCATGCAACGCAGCGCAGTGCAAAACATTGGAGTGCAAAACCTAGCCGATATGAACAGAACTGGCAACGCAGGTGGTGTTACTATTAACATACAAGGTAATATGATTGGCAATGATGAATTTGTACGTGATAATTTAATTCCACAGTTAAAACAAGTCTCTGATCAAAATCTAGCGTAATGTCTCTTACCAACGCACCAACTGTATCTAATATAAATGAAAACTGGTTATTTCAGTTTACGGCTGATAATGATAAATGCTTAGAATTTGATGGTAGTAATGACTATATAGACTTTGGTAATGTATTTGATGATATTGTACCTATTGTAGATTTTAGCATAGAGTTTTGGATAAAGCCAGATTCTGTATCATTTAGTGGAAATAGAGGACTTGTAGTACGTTCAGTTAGCGATACTCCTAACGAAGCAGAAGTTACTAACACTAATTTTCAAGTGTTTCAAAATAGCGCACAAATTTTAGTTCTATATGAATTTGGAACTGGATCAAATGTTTCCTTTACAACTTCTAATGTCAATTTATCAGCTAACACTTGGCAACACATTGCAGTAGTAAGAAGCGCAACAACAGATAATATTAAAGTTTTTAAAAATGGAGTTTTAACAGATACTTTATCTAGTAGTGACTCAGATGAAGATCCTACTGGTGCTACAGATGATAATATTCCATTATATATTGGAACAAATGCAGCTAAATCTGTTTTTTATGATGGTGAATTAGCTCATATAAGAATATGGAGTGTCGCAAGAAATGATGACGAAATAGCATTTAGTTATAACCGATACGTTGATAATACTGCTTTTGGGTTAATTGGATATTGGAAGTTAGATGAAGGCACTGGAACTACAGCATTAGATTCTAGCGCAAATTCTAACAATGGAACTATAGATGGAGCTACGTTTACTAATGGCTTTGATCAGTTTATTCATGCATTTGGTTTATCGTTTAGAGATACAGAAGTAGACAGTAACTTTTATCATGGATCAGTTGTAAATCGTAGTATATCTATAAGAGATAGCATTGATATAACTAAAGGCACAGCAAATACATCTAACATATCGATCACTAGTGCTAATTTTAGTATAAAAGGCACTGATTTTTATAAAACATTATTTAATTACGCAGAGTCAAATTTTATTAATAGAAAAGTTATTGTTTATTCGCAGTTTCATAATGAAAGCACATTAAGTGATTGTCAAAAAATATTTATCGGTAAACTAGTCGATTTAAAATTAAATCAAAATGGTAACGTAACATTTCAGGTTAATACTCAACGACCTTGGGATGGTATTTCATTTCCACAAACACAAACTACTAACGGCATCTATCAACCAGTTGTGTATGGTGACTATACAATACATGGAGATAAAGATTTAGTACGTGAACATGCAAACGCTGTTTTTCCTGTACCTTTTAAACATAAAGCTGCTACAACAGATTTTTTAATAGTAACACCATTGGCATCAACCAATATAAGACCATGCTATTATGACGCTACCGCAGATGCTTTTTTAGGAATTAAAGGAGATAATTATACTGCGGCTACAAAAAATTTAGATAGTGATTTTGACGCAAACACTAACATTGGTATAGTAAAACGCGAAATGCGTAGGCGTTTTAGAATCAATCCAGTTACCTTTAGTTCTGATGGTTCTACTACATTTAATAATGCACAAAATTTACTGTTAAATCATTATAATCTATCTGGAGTTACACATGACTATTCTAATTCAGTATCCGCTGAAGCAAAAAACTTTTTTGCTAATTTTGCTGTCGAAATTGCTAAAGTTAATGTTTTAGACTTAGATATAAAAGGCACTGTGACTACTCCAAATGGACAAGATGAAACTGATTTACTTTTGCGAGTAAATTTTAGTGGTAATTCTGGAAATTATTTTAATGGTCAAGTAGCAGCAAATAATAGCGCAACAAGTTTTACAGCTTCTAACTTAGTAAATAATACGTCAGAATCTTCAACAAGCTATGCAAAAATAAGTTTACTTCCATCTTTAAGTTCTAATAATTTAGCAGCAGTAAATTTAAGCAGTACAATTTCTTCACATACTGCTAATCCAGTTAGCTTAGTTCTTATTATTACAGATTTAGTGTTATATTGCGATATACAACACTCATATGATGAAACCAAAGGCAGCACAAATAATAGTTTATCTAGTCTTTCTAATTTAAAACATCTTTACTTGCCTATTAATGGATTACCTGCATCATGGGATAGTGACGCAATCAGTCATGGGCATGATGCACATAGAGACTTATTACAACGCTTTGCAGGTTTATCTAGCTCTGATCCAGTTGGCTGGAGTGATTTAAATACAGATAGAGCAATAGATAATTGGAAAATACGATATTGGCAACTAGAACCAGTTAAATTAAAAGATAAGCTAGATAAATTAGCTTATGAGTTTGGTTTTGTAGCAAAGTATACTGCTACAGAGGAATTAAAATACATTTATGTAAAAAAATCTAGTGAATTAAGTGCAACATTAAATTTAACAAAAGATGACATAAGCAATGTAAATATTGCAACTACTGGTATTAATAATGTTATTACAGAAATGAAAATATCTAATAAGTTGCATCCAGCAGTATCAAATAGATATTATGACACAGTAACTGCTAAAAACACAACTTCAAGAATAAAATATAATTTAGGTGATAAAGAAGGTATACAAGCTATAAATCTTGATGCGCATGTTGGTGCAATACCTACTAGTTCAAATGCAGATTGCAACGCAGATTTCTATTCATATTATGATAATATTGTTGGTGATATAAAGATGCTTGTATCTTGTGACATAGTCAATCCAGCAAAAGGTTATCAATTAGAAACAGGCGATATAATTACGTTTACAGATATGCCAGTTGAATTATTCAACACTAGTTTTAGTGCTAGTGTATTTTTTATGATCGTAGAATATAAACGCTCACCTGGAAAGGTAAGTATTACAGCAAGAGAGGTAGGTTAATGGCTAATCAAAACATACGCACACCAAGATTTTATACTGATTTAATTAATTATCATAGAGCTAGAGGATCAGCAATTGGTAGTGTGACAGCTACCAATGCATCTAATCAGTTTATTGGATTACCAACAAGCAATAATGTTGGTGATTTGTTAGATTTGCGACCATTAAATCAAGTTACGTTTGATACTAGCGCAGATACCGATGGACATGTGTTATTTAATTTTACTTTTTCTGCTTCTAGTTACAAACAAACTTATGTTGCAATCTTAAATCATAATTTATTTAGTTGTGATGGAAGATTTAAAATATTTGCTGGTAATCAATCAAGTGATCATACGGCTTTAGATGGTGCTAACGCAGAGACTGCTGATATTAATTGGAGTAGTGCTGGAGCAACAGAAGTAGTAAATGCAGATACAATTGCAGCTTCTGACAGCAATAAAACAGTTACAGTAACACCTGCAAGTGATGGATCTACAATTTTAACCTTCAATGAAACAAATTTACGTTATTGGGCAATACAATTTGAAGGTGATACTGCGTGGGATTCTAGCACTGATTTTAAATTAGGTGGTGTGATGATTGGTGAGCATTTTGACATGCCACAATCACCAGATCTACAACTTACAAGACGCATTCATTATGATAAGGTAGATATTCAAGAATCATTAGGTGGTCAAAGATTTGCGAATGCAACTAGTTTTGGACGTACAGCATCAAGTACATCAAAAAGTCCATTTTCATTAGGTACGTATGGACAAACTACATATGGTGGTAGAATTATTTATGACATGAATTTTAGTTTTTTACAGGCAAGTGATTTATTACCTAATGAAACTACAGTATATCAATTTACAAATGATTCAGTCATATCTGATGCTTGGAATTTAACAGATGGACCACATAGGCCATTTATATTTAGTATTGATAATACCAGCACTGGTACAAACGCAGAATCAGAGCATATGTTTGCTAGATTTAATCAAGACTCACTTGATATGCAGCAAGTTGCGCCAGACGTATATAATATTAGTTTGAGTATCGCAGAAGAGTTCTAAAATAATCCTTGCCAAGTGTTGACAAAGTTTCTTAGTTTCTGTCAACACCATGAAAGAATTAAAACAACATATGAGAGAGTGTGGCTTTTCACAAAACCAATTAGCTAAACATATTGCACTCGATAAGTCCATGTTATCATTAATGATGAATGGCAAAAGAAAATTTAGACATGAACATAAGGTCCGCATTGCGCGTGTACTTGGTATTAAGATGGAATTTATTAAATGGCCTTATTAGATTTGCTCCATAACACATGGGCAGTACCACTTTTAATAGTGTACCCACAACTACTCTCTCTCTCTTAACACTATTAGGTGCTGCCCATGAAATTTAAAATTACAATTAAAGACAGTGATGAGCGATTCAAGTTTGCACATGATTGTCGCAAAATATTCGATAATTCGAATACATACAAACCGCAGTCTAAGGAATCAGATATTGGTATTCAGGCAGAAATAACTGAACAACAATATAAAAAAGTGATCGCCTTATTAGAAAGACGCGGATATTCATATAAACTAATTAAGGAGTAATCGATGAGTGGTTTACTTAATGCTGATTATAGCGTGCCTTCTAGTGGTGAAAGCAGCTATATGAAGTTTGTAAAAGGTGAAAATAGATTCCGAATATTAGATACACCAGTAGTTGGTTATCAATATTGGCAGGATGATAGGACACCAGTTCGTATTAAACTAGCTAATGAAGCACCTGCTGGTGAGAAGCCAAAGCATTTTTGGCAAGTGCCTGTTTGGTCTGGTGGTCAGGTAAAGATACTGGATATTACGCAGGCTACTGTGCAGAAGCAGTTGCTAGACTTGGATCGTAATAGTGAGTGGGGCAACCTATCACAATATGATGTAATTGTTACTAGAAATGGCGATGGTATGGATACTACCTACACTGCAACGCCATGTCCTAAGTCACCGATGACTGATGAAATGACGAAGGCTTACAAAGAGTTTAAAGCCGACTATGATCCAAACGCAGTATTTGAAGGAAACGCCGCTACTCAAGAAGAAGAGCTTCCTTTCTAAATATGCCTTCTTCCGCATCTAGAAAAGGCTACAAAGGTGAAGTCGAGGTCGTAGAATTGCTCCGCGATCTTGGCTTCACCGCCGAGCGTTCGTGGGGAAGTGATGGGCGCAGCTTTGGCGAAAAGAGTGATATAGATGTCAAAGCTACTAAAGGCGATCTTACCATCCTGGTACAAGTAAAGAGAAGAAAAAAGATCGCAGGATTTTTAGATTTTAAGAATGCAGATGTAGTGATGGTCAGGCAAGATAGAAAGCCTTGGCTGTGGATTGCAAAGCATTCATGGATGAAAAATTTATTTAAACGCGGAGTCGTAGAAACCCATAACCAAGAAAATGGCGTGTCTAATGATCGTGATAGTCAAGACTCCGCGAAATTTAAGGAGAGAGAATAATGCCATATCCAATGAAACCTAAAGCAGCTATGGTTGCTATCGTATCAAATAGTGTAATAAAAGCATTAAAGAAGCATATACCAGATCAGGACAAACGTGTTGATGTTGCGCTGGATGTATGTGATGATATTTTAAAAACCTTACAACGCAGGAGAGAGAAATGAAGTATAATGAATTTAATCAATTAAGAGATAGTTTTTTTAAAACTGCATCTGAGGTAAGTGATAACAAATCAATTGAGTATACCATTAGCAATGATGATAAACTGTACAATTTTAAGCACGTAGCGGATCGGCTTGGAATTACGCCAAAGCAGGCACTAATGGTATATGTATTGAAACATGTTGATGCGCTGGCTAATGATGCAAAGACAGGCAAAACACACAGTGATGAAACCACATATAATCGTTGTCTCGATGTGGCAAATTACATGGTGCTTTTGGCTGCTATCGATAAGGAAAATCCACATGCAAATAACATTAAGCCAAATGGAATTGCGGATAGCGAAGGGCGTAGCACAAGCAAAAATGAATCAGAATCAACGCAATGGAGTGACATCTCGCGGTCAGCGTGATTTAACCATAGATATGCGTGGGGTGTGCGGAGAACTCGCTGTGTGTAAAAAATATAATGCCTATCCTGACTTTGTAATTGGACCACATTATAGTGGCTATGATCTTAGTATTAATGATGTAAAGATTGATGTTAAGACTACAAAGTATAATCCTGGGTATTTACAAGCAAAGCTAAAAAAGAACATAAAAGACTGTGATGCATTTATATTAGTGCATGATGCAAGTCCTGTATTTACGTTGCTAGGCTGGGCAAAGTCTGAAGAATTACTCTCTGAATCAAATATAAAGGACACTGGTTATGGTCCTAATTATAATATGGATAGTACATCGTTAACTACGATGGAGTTTTTTGAACCTTATATAGAATGGAAACAAAATGCATAGTCAATATAAAGGTGCAATAGGAGAGCTTGCAGTTCAAAAAGATTTGTTAATACAAGGATATAATGTGTATCATCCTTTGGTTGATGCAGATCAAGTTGATTTAGTGGTAGAAATGAAAAATGGTGCAATGAAAAAAGTGCAGATTAAATCAGTTGCACACAAAGCTAAGAGAACAGCAATAGAAGTTAATTTAAGTAAATATAAAAATACAAATCGAGTAGATGTAGTTGCAGTGTATTATTGTCCAAAAGATATAATAGCATACGTGCCATATGAAAATACACATGCACTTACATTGGCACTAACAACAGGTAAGAACAATCAGAGCAAAGGCAGAAAATGGTTTTATTCTTACGAAAGGTTTCCAGAGTTTAGCTGATGATAGAATATTACGCAGGAAGTATACAGTATGATACTGATGATTTACAAACGGCCGATGAGGTCATTACAAGGTTAGACTTAAAAGATTTAATTAAAGACCTTAAAAAGTTAAAAAGTTTAAGGAAAGGCGGAGAGTTATTGTTTGCTGCGCAAATATTATTTGATGGCTCTGAAGTAGATATAACTAACAAAGTAAGGAGAGAGATAAATGGATGATGTATTAAATTGGAGTAAAACTATATTTGAGTATAATAAAAACCAAGATCGAAAGAATACTGATGCATTTAAGGCAGATGAGCATATATACCATTGTACTGCCTGCAATCGGTGTTGGGAGAGATCTAAGCAAACAACAAAGTATCATATAGAGTATTATGAAGATTTTGTGACATATGGTAAAGAGAAAAAGATTTGTAATCAATGCACACCTGACAAAAATGTTTAGAAGGATGATAAATGTATATTCCTTGGTTTGGCTATGGTTGAGGCAGCCATGTCAGGTGTGAAACTTTTAGACTTATTTAGTGGCATAGGTGGATTCCATTTAGGCTTTGAACGTGCAGGCTTCGAGTTTGATTACGTTGGATTTGCCGAGGTAGACAAATATGCCAGTGCAGTATATAAATATAACAATCCATTTGCAGAGGAGTTAGGAGATGTTAAATCTATTCGATCAGAAAACCTTCCCAAAATCGACATTATCACTTTTGGCTCGCCTTGCCAAGATTTTAGCCTGGCTGGAAAACGCCTTGGCGCCTCTTCAGGAACGCGCAGTTCTCTTATCTGGGAAGCAATTAGGCTCATCGATGAGTGCAAACCACGTGTTTTTGTCTGGGAAAATGTTAAAGGAACATTCTCCTCAAACGATGGCGCAGACTTTTGGGCAATTATCCAGGCCTTTACCAACATTGGGAGCTATCGACTCGAATGGCAACTGCTTAATACACGCTGGTTTTTACCCCAAAATAGAGAGCGGCTATACCTTGTCGGATATACTGGAGACAGAGGTGGACGATCGGTATTTCCTATCGGAGAAGATGGTGCAAGCATTAACACAAATAAAGGAAAAATAGATATAGTTGGTACAACTTTAGATACTGGAGCAAAAGGAACAAATTCTAGACATTGGGTTTATGATAGTAATGGTATCACTGGTGCTTTATCAGCAACAGATTATAAACAACCTAAACAAATTAAAATCGCAGATTTTCGCAACGATGAAGGACTGCGTGTACGTAAAGATAGTGTGTCACCTACATTGGCTACGCGTAAGCATTCTCAGACAGATATTAGCACCATGCCGCCGTTTGTGTGGAAAGATACAGTTCAACCAGTATTAACACCAAATCGTGTAAATAAAAGACAGGATGGTCGCAGATTTAAAGAAGATGGCGAAGATATGTTTACGCTTACGCAACAAGATCAGCATGGAGTGATGTTAAAATCTGTACGATCAGCAGGTAATAAGGATGGAAGCAGATATTATTATGAAGATGATGTTACGCAAACTATAGCTTCTAATCCAACATCTGATAATCTTCCAATGGTTAATCAAAGAGAATATGCACCTTGCATGAGAGCAGAACATCATAACACTGCGGATGTACATTTTGTGAATGGAGTTAAAAAGAATCAAACTTCCATACGCAGACTTACGCCAGTGGAATGTATGCGCTTGCAAGGCTTTCCAGATAATCATAATGAGTTTGGATTGTTAGATGGTAAGAAGGTTGCCATTAGTGATACACAAAGATATAAACAAGCTGGTAATGCAGTGACTGTGGATGTAGTTGCAGCAGTAGCCAGAAAAATAAAGGAGTTATTATGAGTTTTTGGCTACAATCATTATCCGAAAATGGATTTGATGTATTTACATTAGTGTACATCGCAGTGCTGCTTATTGTATATCATTACTTAATGCGCTGGTATATACATAAAGAATTAGCAGAAATAAAAGAAATGTTGATGGATTTATATTATGATCTTGATTGATATATCAGAATACCTGCTAAATGGAATATTGGCACTTATTATAGTTCATTACATATTGTTTTTAATTAATACATACAAAAGGAAAGAGAATGAGTAAAACAAAGCTACATGGACAGAATTATGTCCTGCAGAATGGCAATCGTGCTAGTTCTGTAACTACTATCATCAATGCGATGTTAGGTTGGAATAAGAATACGTTAATTGCGTGGGCAAAGCGGATGACCGCGCAGGGTGAGGATGCAGATGCAGTAATGCGTGAAGCAGGTCGCATCGGAACGTTGACACACCTATTAATACAAGGTTTTTTCCAAGGTTTTGATGTTGACACACGTGATTTCACACCTAATCAAGAAGAAAAAGCACTCAAAGCTTTCTTTGGCTTTAAGTCATGGTACGATAATGCAGGCATAAAAATATTAGCCAGTGAACTTGTCCTGGTAAATGAAGAGTTGCAGGTTGGTGGTACAGTAGATGCCATTGCGAAGAAAGATAATGAATTAATTGTTGTAGATTGGAAAACTTCAAAAGGTGGTCCATACCCAGAAATGATTGTGCAGTTAGGTGCATATACTATGATGTACGAAGCTGCGCAGCCAAAGGCCAAAGTATCTCATGGTATCATAATGCGCTTTGGGAAGGAAGATGGAAAGTTTCATCAACATGTTATTGATCGCAAAAAGCTAGACGCTGGTGCGCAGGTTTTTAAGCATTGCTGTGCATTAAATAAGTTGCGCAGTGCGCTGTGATTCGTCTAGAGGATGTATTTACTCGCATATCAAATAATCGGTTACGAGCTTGGTGTCCTGAGTGTGATTTAGGCTCTAGTCGTCCTCAAGGCACAGTAACTATTAATGAGGACTATGCCTTTTGCCATAAGTGTCAAAAAACATGGCAATTTGATGAAGATGAGAAAATACAAAAGAGAGAAGAATACGTATTAAAAAATACTAAGGCTGTTGTATCTGTAGATAAAGGTGGCTATGCAGATGCGCGGAATAAGTTTATTAATGGTTGGGAGAAATATATAAAAGATTTAGATCTGCCTTGGAATGATCAATGTCTTAAAATGCCTGTAGGCGTGCGAAAGAATGATGATGGTAAGCCACAGCTAGTATTTCAAATTAATGATAATCATGTAAAGCATCACAAAGGAAAGCAGTTCGGTGATGCGCATTGTAAGATGTTTGGAACTCCGCAACTCTCCAAAGACTATCTTATATTGTGCGAAGGTGAAAAGGATGTAGTCACCGCTTACTGTCAAGGCGCACCTGCGATCACGTTTACGTCTGGTGCAGGTGCGCTGCCTGCTGAAGTAACCTTGCCATCACAATATAATAAACTATATATTATATATGATAACGATGAAAAAGGTATAGAAGGCTCAAAAAAGGTAGCAAAACGGCTGTTTTCTAAGGAATTGGAGTTGTATGCCGTTGATTGGAAAGATAAACCTTCTGGCTATGATATAACTGACTGGTTTAGTGATGGGAATACGCTGGAAAACCTGCTTAGTTTGTGCAATCGGTATGGGGAGAGCGCGGTGGATCTGGGTGGTATGCAGTCGTTTAGTATTTCGCAGTTTCGGACCACATTCAACCAGTTGCCAAGGCCGATTATCGATTCGTTATTTTATGATGGTGATATTATGGGTATCGCAGGTGGTACGAATGTAGGTAAGTCGGTGTTCAGTTTGCAGTTGTCGATGTGCCTTGCTATGGGTGTGCCGTTTATGAACTATCGGATTCCTACTGCGCAGCGTGTGTTGCATGTGCAGTTTGAGTTGAAGGATGAGAGTTTTAGTGGATTGATTAAGAATGTGAGTAAGCCTTTAATGGACCAATATCCGATTGAGTCGAATAATCTCGATAAGAACCTGCGCTTTACTGGGGATGGGCAGTCGAATCTGTTTCAGGATAAATGGGATATAATTGACGCTAATTTAGTGCATGAAGAATATGATGTGCTGGTGGTGGATAACTTGTATACTAGTACGCAGTTGTCGATGTCTAAGAACTCCGATATAATGGAGTTGTTGCGTAAGATTGTGAATATTAAGAAAAGGCATAAGGTTGCTATTGTGTTGGTGTCGCATCATAAGAAGATTAGTGAGATGACTCCACTGGATGTATCGCAGTTGCTGGGTGGATCTGCCTATTCTAACTTCTTGGATTGTTTGGTGCAAATGGCTGATGCTAGGCGTGTTCCTGGATTAAAGGTGATGAAGATAACGAAGGTGCGCAGTCATAATGAGTTGCATAATGTACCAGTTGGGATTAAGATGATTAATATTGATGAAGAGGATCGGCGTGAATTGTATTTTAAATATATGAAGCCGTTACCAAAAAATGAGATGTATTGGTATAGCGATCCGAAGGAGTCTAATGAAGAACGCGTGCTTGCTGCGGTTATGACAGATGGTCATAATTTTAGTACTACTGCATTTGCTACTGCGCTGGAAAGTGTGATGAAGTTGAGCAGTAATAATGCAGTATATAGTTGGTTAGACAGAATGGTAAATCAAGGTTTAATTCGTAAGGTTGAGCGTGGTTTTTACTGCAAAATTACTACCGAATTAGATGATTTTCTTGATTAACTCGATGCAATGAGAAATGAGAATAACGAGAATAAGGAGAAAATGCTTTTCTCATATGAGAATAAAAAGAGAAAATGCGAAACTAAGTTTATAGAGAAGAGAGAGAGAGTTATTCTCCTTTTTCTCCTTATTCTCATTCCTACGCCTATCGATGATTTACCCTGAAAAGTGCGTACTTTCGGATAAGAAAGAGAATTACTGCGAGTTTGCTCAAAACATACGTGGCGAGACTCATTGTGCGCTGGTTTTGGAGTGGTGGCATGACACCAGAGTTAGCCAGTTGGATAAGTGTTTTTTAAAAATTAAGAACCGCGCCAAGTTGTCATGGCGCAACAGGCAAATCAAAAAACAAAAATAACCTTGGCTATATAATATAATAACCCTAGCAGTATAATATAATTAGCACAAATATGTTGCGAAAAGTGTGAAAAAATCGATTAAAAATGCAAAAAAAAGTAGATCAAAAAACAATATGTACATAAAAAAAATTATGTATAATTAAAATTTTGAGCAAAAAAAAACCACGTAAAAACGTGGCTTTTTTTGTTAAGTGTTGTTTAGTTATTCGGATGCGCTAAAGTACAAAATTAACGCCAAAATAAACCAAATTAAATACTCAAACATAGTTGCAATATCCATATTAAAACGCATATAGTTAAGTATATATGCGCTATTTTTTCTAGTGTTTTAAACATGTTTACACCCTTGCTTTTTGTTTTTCTTCTAATTCACTTTCAAAATAATCTAAAGCATTTTCAATAGTTTGCTTGGCAATTTCAAAGTTAGGCGCAACTCTATAAATCATATTAAATACACTGTATAGAATACCATTTACAATTGCTAAAATATCATATTCTAAAAACTCATCTAAAGAATGCAACCAAATATTAGTAGTCCTAATTATTTCATTATATTCTTTTTCGATTTGTTTGACTGGTTTTTCCATTTTGTTTTTTCCTTTTATTTGACTAAGACGGCGCAAAGTTGCGCCGTTTCTAGCATTTAGCCTTCGTCAGTTAGCCTTTTTCCATTTAAGTATATACCAGATTCCAGGTGTTTAAGCGGCAACCCGTCTGGACCTAGATTTTTCCTATATTCAATAGCTTTATTTATTTCTTGTAGTGCGCCATTTGTCCATTCTAAAAGTTCTTCAAAACTTTCTTTTTCTTCTTTATCATCCCAGTTATCCTCAATCGTTTCTTTTAATCCTTCAATGTCACCTTCTAAATGTTCCTTAATTAAGTTAAGTGTCCATTCACCTAAGCTAACAATAGTTTCAAATGTTATAGGTTTTTCAAAATATGATCTTATATCATACATATTATCTATAAAATAATCTAATGTAACTTCAACGGCGTTTCTTTCATACTTATTCAATTTATACCTCTCTTTTTGTTTAATGGTAAAGACATAATTAATTTTGCTAATCGTTTATAGCATTTTTGTTTTTCTTGATCGTATTCTTTTAAAGTTTGATTTTTATTTTTTAACAAATTAAAATCATCTGATAAAATCATTAAATCAAGTATATAATCTTTTTTTGTCATTATATTATTAAACCTCTCTCTTTTATTTGATTAAGACTGCCATAAAATGGCAGTTTCGACTAATTAAGTCTCTTCAGTTAATCTAGTATCTAATATTTGGAATTAAAGTAATTTTATCGGTAAATGCATCAACTTTATCTGTAAAAACTTGCCCAAATATTTGACCAAATGCGTTGCCTTCTTCGTCTTTCGAAAGTTCAATTTGATCATGTGATCTAAAAGTTTTTAAAAAATATGTTAATTCTTCAATCGTTTCGATCGTACCTCTTTTTTTAATAGTTTTCATAATTCTATCATATTTTCTGTCTTCATCTTTTTGCTTATCAATTTGTATTTCACGCATTATTTTATAATATTGTTTTCTTTCTCTCTCTTTCTCTTTCTCTTTCTTTGTTTTTGCATAAGGTGTATTAATTAAAGATTTTCCCAATTTTGTTAATTGATAATAACCTTTTTTATTCACACGAATGCGACCACTATATTTTAAATTAGTTAAAACAGTTCCATAATAACCACTTTGATAAGGTCGATTATTTAAACTACATATAAAAGTAATTAACTTTTTATATCTTAATTTTGGCGTTTTATCGATATATTTAAATATTTTAGTCATTTTTGATTCTTTCATTTTGTACCTCTCTTTTTGTTTAATGGTATTTATAAGAAATGTTTTTTATTGATTCATCCCAACACATACGACACGATCCACATTCATTTTTATTTTTATAACTAATACATTCAACACCCATAAAAGACTTATCCTTATGCACTGTCGAGGTGTTAAAAAATGTTTTTGGTGGTTTAGTGTCAATCATATGCGCACTAAAACGAATCACTAAATTCTTAGGTATCTTACCACCTTGTTTAATGTATTTATTTACAATTCCATATTCTCTAGTTGGTAACCAATGCTTTACATTTGGTGTCATTTTACAAACTTCAATAATTTTGTTTAAATGTTCTACACTTTGCAAGTCGCCACTATCATGCCACCTAAAAAAGTTCTTATCTTTTTTATTACCTTGATTATTAATTAAATATGCTAATGCTTTGCACCAATCATTTTTACTTATGTTTTTTGTTTTGTGTTGTAGTTTTAAAGGTAAATTATATCTTTTATAGTTACCATTTAATGCATAGCAACCATAACAAACAGAACCTTTGACATTTACTAGTTTAGAACCTTTAATGCAATCTAATGCGCTTAAATTATATGAGTAACATGGCATTTTAGAAGTACATGAAAGGTAACTACCTAAAATCTCTTTAGCTTGTATTTTATTCATTTTCTCTCTCTCTTTTGTTTGTTTTGAATTATTGCGCTCTCTCTATGCGCTTATAAATTTATTATATATATTAATCTGTGTCAACACCTATTGAAATAAAAATATTGAATCAAAGCAAAAACAAAAAGAAACTTGGCGCATAATGTCAAATAGTCAAACTAACAAAATTAAAAATACTAACTTCAACAATATCAACACTTAGTATTGCGCATAATATACATTATGTATAATAGAACTCGGATGCACCAAGGCACACCACCCAAAATGCCACTTACCGCGTCTTAAAATTTTCCTCTTCGTTTTTGTCAACACCTGTTTGTAAATTATGATATGGAAGAAGTCTGGAGTAACCTAACAGATGAGAACACTGATAAGTGGCTTCATGCTATCGACCGCGCAGATCGCTACCACACAATGATTCTAGTTTTCCGAAGTGGTTTGATCGAACCATCCCTGCGCCACCTACAACTCGCAGCGCACCAGTTCTACGATCGTATGTCTCCACAGGAGTTACGAGTGTTTAAAGAACGTATTCGTGGCCATGCATTTGTAGATATTGCGCAGGAAATGGAAATAACCGAGTCCTCAGTCAAAGAATACTGGCGCAGGACGTTAATTAAAATAAAAGCTGTCATCGAAAGCTCTAATAAGGAAGATGGATAAGAAAACAAAGAAAATAGATCCTGAGAAGGTAAAAATGCTTGCTAGTTTTGGCTGCAACTACATCGAAATCGGCAAATACTTTGAAGTGTCCGAAGGTACAATACGAAAACATTTCAAAGCAAAGGTAGAAGCTGGTAAAGAAGAGATGAAGTTCAAACTGCGCAGATCCATGTGGGTTAGCGCAATGGAAAACAACTCAATTGCTATGCAGATCTTCATGGCCAAGAATTATCTTGGCATGACAGATAAGACCGCTGTAGACATGACAGGTAATTTAGAAACAGTGCTAAAAGAGTGCGGTTTCGAGGATAATCCGATTGATAAAGTCAATACTGAACAAGCAAAAGCTATGGAGGATTTTGGGATACCAACCGACTCCACAGCAGTTGGCCGTTCATAACTCTAAAGCTAGGTATCGCGTCTGTTTAATGGGCAGACGTAGTGGAAAATCCTACATGGCAGCGCATGAGATCATGCCTTGGCTGCTGACACCCAACACACGTGGTTGGATTGTAGGACCAAACTACTCACTGGCAAATAAGATTGCACGTGAGGTAAAGCGTATTGTAATGACAGAACTAAGACTGCCATTAGAAAGCAAAAAAGAGATTTCTGGCGATTTATACTATATGAAGCTAGCAGGCTTAAATAGTGAAATAGTTGTAAAATCGGCTGACGCAGTCGATTCTTTAATTGGAGATGGCTGAATGGGTTTCCCATTCACTTTTTAACATTGGCATTGATTACTTAATAATAGATGAAGCAGCACTTATCCCACGTAATACATACGAGATGTATTTAAGACCTACATTAGCAGATCGCCAAGGTTGGTGTTTATTTATTAGTACACCTCGTGGATTCAACTACCTGCACAAGCTCTACAAAGACTTTGGTAAGAATCCTGAGTTTCCTGACTGGGAATCATGGCGATTTCCATCTACAGTATCTCCATATTTTAAAGATGATGTAGAGGAACTGAAGCGCACACTAACAAAAGAAACCTATCGTCAAGAGTTTCTTTGCGAGTTTCAGTCTTATCAGGGCAAGGTATATCCACTAGATAGAGAAAGACAGATACGCGAGGATGTAACCTACGATCCATCGAAGCCTGTATATATGGGTATAGATTTTGGCTATCGCCACAGCGCAGCAATTATCGTGCAGTTGCACAAGCGTGAGAAAAACTTTGCTGAAGTACATCAAATTGACGAAGTCAACCTGCAAAACACGCGTACAGAGGAGTTTGCACGTAAAATTAACTCACTTGGCTACGAATTTACTGGTATATGGGGCGATCCAGCAGGATCTGGCACAAATTTGCAGTCAGGAATCAGTGATATAGCCGTTTTTAAGCAGCATGGCTTAAACGTCAAGATCAAACGCGACGCAGTAACCAGAAATGTAGTGTCTGGAGTATCGCATGTACGCAGGTGGTTTGAGGATGCGAATGGTGATCCTCACTTTTTTATTCATCCTAAGTGCAAGGCAAGTATCGAATCATACGAAAATTATCATTATCCAGAGCATCGTGAAGATCAAACTCTGCGCCACGAACCTAAAAAGGATGGTAAGTTTGACCATCACTGCGATGCACTTAGATTTTTGCTTACTAATTTGTTTCCAATGAAAAACCGACACGCTGGTGTCATCGATTTCTTTTAAAGGTAGAATATGCTAATTATCCAAGATCAATCAGAAGGCGCATTATTAGGCGCATTGCAAGAGCAGTTAAAATACATCGAGGATGAGCGCACTCGCGAGCGTGACTATTTGATGGACTTCTACGAAGGCATCAACCTAGAACACTACGTGAGTGACTATTTTGGTCCAGAAACCCTGCGCCAGACAGTCATTCCAGAGAATAATTTAACACGCCGAGTTTGCAGCCTGCGCAGTATGACCTATAAACGTCCACCGCGCATGAGAGCAAGTGAATTGTATATGAATGCAATTGATAAGCATAACCTGAACGCGCAGCGCAGGATCTTGGAGCGTTTAACATTTCTTTTGGGTAATATGGCATTTAGGAGTAAGTGGAACGAAGTAGATCAAAAGATAGAATACGAGATATTATCTCATTTTACACCGCTTTTCTTAGCTGGAGATAGCAGAGAGAAGCCTATTGGCGTTATGTACCCAATCGAAAACCAAGGCAACGCCAGATCCTCGGATGTGGTCAACGCAGTATGGACCGAAGAAAGATATGGTGTACCAGGAAGGCATTTCTTAGTCGATGAAGAAGGCAAAGTAATCAGTGTGAACGAAAACGATATAAATCCATATGGAGTCCTCCCAGTAACGTTTTGCCATCGCTATCCACCGATCAGAGATTACCACGTAGGTAACGCACTAGATGTAGTCAAAACAGATTTAGCAGTCAATGTAGCACTCTTAGAATTAAACCTAGCTATTCGCTATGGATGTTTAGGTATCAAATTTATCACTGGTGTAGATGATCCAAGTCGTATCACTATTGGCACTGATAAAATTTTGTATCTTCCAGAGCAAAGTAATTTTGGTGTTACCTCAAGTGGCGGCAACCTCAACCAAATCATAGATTCCACAAGATTTCTAGTGGAAACCACATTAAATAACAATCATATTCGTGCAAAATACGCCAGAGATGACTCAGGCAACGCACCATCGGCAGCTAGTTTATCTATTATTGAAATGGAGAACATGGACGAGCGCAACGCAATGACTGAGGATACATGGCGTCCTTGGGAGCAGCGCAGATATAAGGTAGACAAAAAGATTTTAGAAGTAGAAGCAAATATTAACGTAGGTGATGAATATAGTGTTGACTTCTTAGAACCAAACTACGCATTAACACCAGAAGCAGAGATAATGCTATGGAGTTGGCGTTTTGATCGTAATTTAGCACAGCCTATTGACTGGTTTCAATATTACAATCCAGATGCTGGACCAGATGATATAGCTAAATTTGAAGAACAACAAGCACAAGCACAAGAACCTGCACCACAAAATAGACTACTAAATATCTTAAATGCCAACAATAGACCAAACAGTTAACTCGTATGAAAGCAGTATCGATGATAGCATCACTGGATTTACAGAGGATGTGGAAAACCTTGAAGAAGAAGGTGTCTCTACAGCGGAAATATTGGGTATTGTCGCTGCAATTGATTTTTCGTCCTATTTTATTGAAGAGCTACGCTTTTCTACCGCAATCAACTCCTTTATGGCTACAACAGAAGATATTCTTACTGATTTGCCGTTTTTTGGGAATCCAAGCGAAACACAACTCTTGGCTATCCAAAATTTATCAAGGCAGGGCATAGAAGGAGTTAGCAGACAAGTGTTTAACTCAATGCAGAATGCAATGGTTTCAGGTCTTTCCAGTGGTCTACGCGGTGAACAATTAAAGGATTTAATGCGTAATTCAGTTAAGACGAATGTACCTCGGTCTGAGAACATAATCGGTACGCTACTAGGCGATTACAGACGTTCTGTGATAGCTACAATGGCTATGGGTTTACCAGAGGATACTGAATATGAATATATTGGACCAGATGATGAGAAAACAAGACCTGTATGCAGAAGTTTTTTAGCCAGTGGACCATTAACGAAATCTGAAATACGACAAGTCAAGCCAGATGCATATGAACATGGTGGTGGCGTAAATTGCAGACACTACTGGAGTCCTATAGATGTTTAAACTGCAAGACATACTAAAGTTTAATGAATCCGATGTCAAAAAAATAGCACAGAATACTGTTAGAAGGCATAAGAAACAGATTTTAGATGGTAAAGATTTTCAAGGTAGTAATTTTAAAGAATATTCACCTGCGTATGCAAAGCGCAAAGGTGTATCTAGAGGTGATGTAAACTTAAAACTATCTGGTAAAATGCTAAATGCATTTAATGTACAGCGTACCAAAGTTAAAAAGAATCAAGAAATACAATATTTATACGGCATCAAGAAAAACAAACAAGGAACGAAGTTATTTAATCATAATGAAGGTACAGAAAAAATGCCTAAACGTTCCATAGCTGAAAATCAACAATTAGGCGAAGATGTTGAAGTAGGTGTCGTAAAAGACTTCGCTAATACCATAGCAAAGAACCTATCACGTATGAGCAAGACACACGTAAAGTTAAACATATAGGAGTGACAGTATGTCCGAAGAACAAAACGAAGTTGCACAGCCAGTGCCTGAACCTACAGTTGAGTCTGTAGAACCAGAAAAAAAAGAAGAAGAAAGCCAACCGCAACTCGAAGTTGGTAATCTTATCGCGGAAAGCAAGAAATACCGCGCTCGCGCACAAAAAAGTGAGCTGGAACTTGCAGAATTACGCAAAGAAATCGAGGATTCTCGTGTATCTCAAATGGAAGAGCAAGAGCAATGGAAATTACTTGCCGAGGAACGCGCAGCAAAGTTAGCGGAACTTGAACCCATTGTTGAAGCTGCAAAGAAGCAAGAAGCAATGCTTCGTGCTGAATTGTTAATGGAGATACCAGAAGAAGAGCATGCCACATTCGGAGAGTTACCTCTGGAAGCATTGCGTGCTGTAGTAAAAAAACTAAAAACACAACGCGTTAGTGTTTCTAATGCTCCATCTAAGCCAGTCAATGATAGCAATGTTGAATTAAGGAAGATTAAAGACGAAGATAGGCGTATGAACTGGAGTAACATATTAGATTCCTATAAACGCAAATAAATGAATAAGGAAAGAAACAATGGCTGATGGTAACGTAACAACTACCACCGCGGCTAAGTTCATCCCAGAGTTCGACAGGACGTTTTCATAGGTAACTATGATTATTATGATTGCGGAATTAAGCGGGAAACCTAAGTGCAATAGCATAAGGCAATCCGAACCGAAGGCTGTGTTTAGCGCAGTCAGGGGCAGAGCATAGATGGTGAAAAGATATAATCCATCCAAGAGTCCGCGACTACTTACTGAGTAGAAAAGATATGCCGATACTCCATAGAAATGTGGAGATGTGAGATAAAAAACTCACTGTAACAATTGATGGCGTGACGCAATACTAGACTACGCAGAGCGTAAGTTTGAGTTGCGTAACCAGGTGATGGACTTTTCATCCGAATTACCTTCTGGAGATGTACTCCATATACCAAAGGTAACAGAGGAGACTGCCGCCGCAAAATCCGCAGGAAGTGCGGTAACTTACACAAACAACACTGATGGTGAAGTCACCATTACTGTTGATCAACATCATTATGAAGCGAAGAGAATCGAAGATATTGTTCGCGTTCAGGAAAGTGCAAACCTTTTTGGTGCATATGCTCAGTCTATGGGTTATGCATTAGCTAAGAAAGTTGAAAACTACTTGGCAGTGGATGTACTTCAATCTGCAACAGGTAATGATGTGTCTCTTTCAACAGATAACCAAGTAACCTCTGCGCTATTACGTAGTGGTTTACAGAAGTTATTAGATGCAGGTCACGATTACGCTGATGGTGAAACATTTTTATATGCATCACCTGCTGCGTACATGTACCTCTTGAGTTTGCAGGATTTTTATGATTCATCTCGTAGAGGTGATGAGCAAAATCCTAATGTCTCTGGTGGCGTAGGAATGATCTATGGTATGCCAACATACATTTCAACTGATTGGGATGATGATGGTGGATCTGGTGATGAAACTGCGACTGTATTCAAAAAAGAAGCAGTGTACATGGCAATGCAGATCGCACCTCGCGTGCAGTCAGCATATGACATAGATCACTTAGCGACAAGCGTGGTTGCCGACATTTTGTTTGGCGCATCTTTGTCACATGGTGCTTCCAGTACATCACTTGGAGTTGTTAACTTTAACAATCCATAATCGATAAAATATGGGTGGATCGTTTGGTCCACCCATTTTTTAAGGAGATAAAATGAAATATTTTAAAAGAAAAGATGGCTCAGTTTTTGGTAAGCTAGATTCAATTAGTAAAGAACAGGTTGATGCATACATTAAGGATGGTTGTGAGCCTTGTAACGAGAAAGGCGAAGTAAAAAAGCCTAAAAGAAAACTTTCATTAAAGAAAAAGAAATGAAAACAAACGATTTTTTGTGTCATCGTTGCAACTATAAGTGGGAACAGTTATGGTCCAAAGATGATAAAATACGTTGTCCAAAATGCGGATCATTTAAGTTTCGCAAACTGATCGCAAGTCCGATCATACATAGTAAAACAATTTCAGATGCCAGTCTAAGAAGTCAAGGTATCATAGATTAAACCAAAATGCCCATGAGAGCAGCCAAGCTCGGTAAGGCATTAGCAAAGGAGAAAAAAGATGGCTGATCTATCCAAACATTCAGTGGTTGAATCACTGAATATGTCTAGCTCTGCACAGCATTCAGTACAATCCGCACAAAGCGTTACCACAGGAACAGAATATAATTTAGATGTATCTGCGGTTCACACAATCATATTACAACCTAGCAGCGATGTATATTATGGCTTTAGTTCATCCTCAAGCGACATGATCAGTGCATCGAATAGCTTATATCTTGCAGGTGGTGATACCATTTATGAATTAGCAGTACCACAAGGTATTGGATCAGCGGTGTACCTGCACTTACTTGGTAAAGGTGCAACCTCGACAGTACGAATTGTTTTAGCATAGGAGCATAGCATGGCATCATTTAAAAATTTAGTTAGCACAACATCCGCACAAATATCATCTGGTGGTACAATTACAGGAGATTTAGTCATCAATGGAGATCTCCAGGTTGATGGTGGTGGTTCACTTAGCTTTGATGAGATAGTACAAGGTACGCAAGTTGTAGAAATAACTAATACAGAAGCATTATTGGTACGCAAAGCCTCAGATTCTGGTGATGTATTTATAGTAGATACCACAAATTCTAGGGTGGGTGTGGGTATAGCACCTTCACATGAACTTACTGTAAATAATCAAATAGGTATTAAAAGAGATGGTGTAGATACATTTGCTACTATGACTTTTGATGGTGCTGGATTTACTTTGGATAATTCTGCAAGTTCTATAAATCCATTAACTGTTAGAGCTGGAGGTACTTTTTTAGCAAGAATTACAGGAGATGGTGATTTTGGTTTAGGTACAGCACCTAACTCTGATACTCCATTACACATCCATAGAAACAGCAGTAATGCACAATCTATTTTCTTTGACAATGATGGTACAGGCAGAATGGACTTTGTCATGCGAAATGATAGAAGTACAGAAGGTAGTGCATCCCATAGTATATTTTTTGATGGTGCAGATGCTAGTGGAAATAACACAAGATACGCTACGATTGAAAATCATATTGTAGATAATGCTGATGCTTCAGAAGATGGTAAATTAGTATTTAGTACAATGGTTGCTGGTACTGATACTGAAACATTAAGTATTACAGGAGGCAATGTTGGTATTGGTGGAGATCCCGTTATACAACCTGCAACGTTTGGCGATGCTACTACGCTTGGTATTCAAGGCACAGATGCAACAGGAAAAGGACCGAGTATTCAAATTGGTTTAGCTAATAATCAAAATGACAGACCAATGTCACTAATATTTTGTAATACAAATAATGCAAATATTAGTGGTGGAACAACAAAACATATTGCTGGTATAAGGTCATTTACTGTTACAAGTGATAATAATGCAAGTTCCGATTCTGGAGGTGATTTAAGATTCTATACAAAACCAGAATCTGGTTCTTTTGATGAACGCATGAGAATTAACTCTACAGGTGTCGGCATCGGTGGAACACCAGATAAAACATTGCATTTAATAGATGCTTCAAGGGTAGATATTAAATTTACAAGAACAGGCTCTAATGACCACTACATTAGAAAAGATGGAGATTTTTTACGTTTTCGTGGACATGATGATTCAACTGTACTACTTGAACTTAAAAATAACTCTCAAAACAATGTAGTTTCATTTCCATCTGGGGGCAATGTTGAAATTGCTGGAAATGTTGGTATTGGTGGAACGCCTTTAGCACAATTAACACTTACAGATGCTACATCGCCATCGTTAGCTTTTTACGAATCAGATGAAGGCACACACGATAAGTTATGGCTTCAGAGTGTTTTTCAGCATGACTTAATACATCAAGTCAGATTTGATAATAATGGTGGTGGTAATCAGTATATGGTTATCAATCGTGATCAGTTAAAAATAAATAGCATCACTTTTAAGACTGGTGGGCAAGTAACAACTGCAAGTACATCTACAGATGCATTAACTATAGACTCCAATCAAAAAGTTCTTTTAAATCAAGATAATAATGCAATAGCTCTTGAAATAGATTCAGAATCAACATCGACAAGCGTATTTAAAATAGATACTCCAACAACTACTACTGGAACTATTTTAGATATTAGCACAGCAAATTCTCTTACCTCTGGTAAAATAGCACATTTTAAATCTAATGTAAATGATTCTACTGCAAGAAACCTTGTAGAAATAGAACAGGCTCATACAGGTGGGCATGGTGCTATAGGGCTTCATGTCAAACAAGTATCTCTTAATTATGCAATGACAATTAATAACCCTACAGACTTTGATGGTTGGGGAGATGGACTTGCAATTACTTCTGCAAATGACCACTCAAGTTCAAGATTAATTCATATAGAATCTGGACACGCTACACTTGGAAGTGGAACAACTAGATTTACTGTGCTTGGAGATGGTTCAATTGGTATTGGAACTTCAAGTCCCAGCCATAAAGTTCAGCTAGATGTATCAAATGGAAATGATAATTTTATTGGTATAAGACAAGCAGATCAAAAATTATGGAGTATAGGATTAAAAGCAAGTAATCCAAAATTATATTTTAGAGCTGGAAATTCAGGTGTAGAAGTAGATCACTTTGTTCTTGATGACAACTCCAGAATTTCACTAAGTAATAATGATAGTGGTGGTACAGGAGGAAGAGACACTACAAGTGGAAATACTATATTTGGATATAGTGCTGGAAATGTAAATAGTGGTGCTGTAAATAATACTTTTATAGGTCATGCTTCAGGAAGTGGCTCTATAAATGGAGGCGATAATAATACTGGTATAGGTGCTGAAACATTACAAGCTTTAACAACTGCATCAAGAAATCAAGCTATCGGTTCATTTAGTGGATTTAGCGTTACTACAGGAGATGATAATGTATTAATCGGTAATGATGTAGGCTTTGCAATGACAGGAACTTCAGATACAGTTCTTATCGGTCATCAAGCTGGAACTGCTATAAATAGTACAGGAGCAGATGGTACAGTTGCCGTAGGTTATCAATCACTCAAAGGATTGACTTCCGGTTCTGGGAATACAGCGATAGGTTATCAAAGTGCAGATGCTGTTTCTACAGGGTACGATAATACAGCTTTAGGTTATAATTCTTTAGGTGCATTGCAAACAGGAAATTCAAATGTTGCTATTGGAAAAAATGCTCTTGATGGTGCAGATAATGGTGCAAGAAATGTTGCTATAGGTAATGGTTCAAATGGTGTTCAAGTTACAACACATGATTGTGTAACTATTGGACATGAATCAGAAGTAAGTGCGAATGGAGCATCTAATCAAATTGCAATAGGTAAAGGTGCAACAGGACAAGCAGATAATTCAGTAACACTTGGTAACAGTTCTGTAAATAAACTTTATGTAGCACCCGGAAGCACAGATCAATCTATTGTATTTAAAGACTCAGCAGAACAAGGTAAAATTAGATATGACCACAATAATGAACAATTTCAAATATTTGTAGGTGGGTCAGAAAAAATAAAGTTTGCAAGTGGTGGAGATATATTTTTATTAGGTGGTGGCATAAACTTTCCAGATGATGCAAGTAGTAGTGCAAGTTCAGATGCAAATACTCTGGATGACTACGAAGAAGGCTATCACAATATAGCAGTTACAGGTTCAAGTTCTGGAAGTATGACTTTTAATACAAGTTTTAATCAACTTAGTTATACAAAGATAGGTAGGCAAGTTCATGTAACTGGTGAAGTAAGAGTGGCTTCTGATAATAGCATAAATGGAAATTTAAGATTTTCTTTGCCTTTCGCACTTGCCGATTTAAACCAAACTTCAGGATATGCTGTAGGAAATGTTCATTTATCTGGTCATGGCGATGCAAGTATTGATGACAATAAAACTTTTTTATACGCTACTGATGGTACTCAATATTTTCAGATTGCTCATGTCGCAGATGACGATACATTTACATTTCTAACCCATGCTAATGTAGACACAGCATTTAACATTACAGTTTCAATCACATATTTTTCAACTTAATTGGATAATTAAAAGGAAGTAAAAATGAGTTTAAGTAAACAAACATCAGACGATTATGAAATTCGTACAGAGTATAAACACATTCAAGTACGCACTAAAACATCTATTATAGAAGATGGAAAAGAAATTTCGTATAAGTATAATAGAAAATCATTTTCACCAGATATGGATGTATCTGGAGAGTCAGCAGAAATACAGGCTTTGGCTAATGCTTTATGGACAGACGAAGTAAAGAAAGCTTGGGCAGATAAACAAGCTGAAGAAGTTTAACAAACAAGGAGTCAAACGTGGCCAAAAAAGAAAAACAAAATGGACCGATCTTGACACTCAACGATAAAGAGTATGACGTGAACAAAGATCTTAATGATGAACAAAAGCAGATTTATCTGCATCTAAAAAATATAGATGACAAAATAAATCAGAATAACTTTATTCAACAGCAGTTGATGGTTAGCAAAGATGGATTTGTTCGCATGATGGAAGAATCGTTAGCAAAAGAAAATGATCACTCACCACATGATCCTGGAGATGAGAACGACTAATGATTGTTAGACGATGCGCCCAAGATTTTGATGTAGTGATACATAAGAATACTAAGCCAGGAATGGTAAAGACGATTGCTATGGCTGATGGCACAAAGAAATCTTTGACCTATCCATCTGCTGCGAAAGATTATTTTTTGCTAGTAGATGGTGAGATAACTAAAAAGTCAGATTCATTTGCTACGATAGAAACTGCGTATGTAAAAGCATGCAAAGATAAAGGTTGCGATTCTCATGGGCGCATCGACATTATAAAACATAAAATTATAAATAACAAGGTGATGGATAGATGAAAAATCCATTAGCAACTTTAGTGTCTTGGCAATATCGCACAGGACAGCTAGATGGATGGACTGCGTACCATTTAGCAGCAGGTGCGTTTTTATGTAAAATACTCCAATGGTTAAGTTGGTCAGATTTTTGGTGTGTTATGGGTGTATTCATAATCGGTGTATTATGGGAGATATTTGAATGGTTTGTTGAAGGTGACGAAGAAACCTATGGCACAAAAAAAGCGTGGGCATACAATACGATGGCTGATATAGTGGTAGAAACTGGTATCGCATGGTGGATGGTGCTATGAACAAAGTAATAGAAAAACTAGATAATGGAGATTTTAAAGTTGTTAGTACGAGTTATGATATTCCTATTAAGTATCATTATAATTCAAAGTTGCGGAAGCAACGGCTGGATAATAGCAAGCATACCAGTCACACCACAGGATACAGTTACAAATACAGTTTTTATAGAGATAATGGATGCTGATTCAACTGTTCATTGGTTTCATGGTAATATCAGCGATTATAGTAATTGGTGCTATAGGCATCAAAGATTGGAAGAGGTAAGAGTACAGTAATGGATTTTTTAGCTGTTTATTCGGAAGCAGGTATGATAGGCATTGTTGGAGCAATGTTTGTTTATCTAGTTATATCATTATCTAATAAAAGTGCTAGGCAGCAAGAACAACTTGAAAATTTAAAAGTAGAAAATAAAGGTCAGTCAGAAACATTAGAAAACATGGAAGGCATGATTATAAAATTAATCAATAGATGGAATGCATCGGATGATAAGTTAGATCGTAAATTTGATGCATTAACTAAAGAAATCAATGACTTAGACAATCAAGTATCTCGTATAGATGGTAGTTTAAGTCGCATCAATGGAAAACATTAATGGACAGCTTAAAAGTAACATCAATCAGTTTTGCCAACTATGGCGTGTATCTCGCAGAATTAAATTTATTATTACAATGCATTGTTGCAGTAATGAGTATCATATATTTAGCAATTAAAATAAAAGGAAAAGCTAATGGACATTAAATCAATGTTAGTAAAAGTTGCTGAAGAGCAAGCAGATAAAATGAAAGAACAAGCTGTTGGTTATACACAGTCTGAAGAGTTTGCAGATAAAATGGCGCAGTTAATGAATGACAAGATTAACATCCCATTTGTCAAAGAAGAGAAAGAAGGCGAGCTATTCAAAGAGTTTGCTGAAGTGGTCCAAGATTTAATTGCAGGTATCTTTAAAAAATAATGGCTGTACCTGCACGAGTTAAAGCAACCATGCGCAGACTAGGACTGCGCGGAGTGAATAAGCCAAAGCGTACTCCTGGACATAAGACTAAGTCGCACGTAGTAATGGCGAAGTCAGGTAATAGATATAAGTTAATACGCTTTGGTCAACAAGGAGCTAAAACGGCTGGTAAGCCACGTAAAGGTGAATCAGAAAGAATGAAAGCAAAGCGCAGATCGTTCAAAGCAAGGCATGCTAAAAACATAGCAAAAGGTCGCATGAGCGCAGCCTTCTGGGCAGATCGCGTTAAATGGAGCTAAAATGAAAATAAAAGGTATTAGCGTAACAGGATTAAGTAAAAGACAAGTAGCAGCAATGCGCAGACATGCAAGGCATCACACTGCAAAGCATTTACGATCTATGGTAGCAGCAATGCGCAGAGGAGCTACGTTTAGTCAGTCACATACCAGTGCAATGAGGAAGGTGGGTAAATGAGAAAAAAGAAAAGAAGCAAATCAAGAGTTAACGAAGCGGGTAACTACACCAAGCCTACGCTTCGTAAAAGATTGTTCTACCGAATTAAGGCTGGGTCAAAAGGAGGTAGAGCTGGCCAATGGTCAGCTCGACATTCGGAAGGCACAATTATTAGCAAGAGCGTATAAAAAAGCAGGCGGTGGATACAGATAATGGCGTTGAAGAAGTCACAGAAAAGTTTACGTAAGTGGACCAAACAAAAGTGGGGATATGTCACAAAAGGTGACGAGAAGAAACCGCGCAGGAAACGTGGTAGGTATTTACCTGAGAGTGTACGTAAAGGTTTGAGTAAGTCACAAAAGGCTTATGAGAACAGATTAAAGCGTGCTGCAAGCAAACGAGGTAAGCAACGCGCTAAATACAGTAAGAGAACAAGATCAAAAGTAAGGAGTGCAAGATAATGCCGTATCATTATGGACATAGCAAGAAAAAAGGTAAGAAAAAAAAGAAGAAGAAAATGAAACGTGGGATGAAACGTGGTCGATAAAAAGCAAATGCGCGGCATCATTAACGATGTCCTACAGAAACTAGGCGAAAAATACGCTGATCCTAAAGCCTTAGACCTAGTGTATAATACTGGTTTAGTGGAGTCAAAATACGTTTATCTAAAGCAAATCAAAGGTCCTGCCGTTGGTTTTGCACAGATTGAGCCTTGGGTTGGTATTTCTATGATTCAGGACTATTTGCAATACAGAGATAAATTAATGAAAAAGGTAGCAGATGTATGCAAGATAGATTGGAAGTATTTTATTGATCCACAAGAAGAGGACTGGCGTTATATTTTAACAGTTAATATTGCCGCGCAAATTGTTTTTTGCAGATTACATTACTGGCGAGTACCTAAGTCACTACCAAGAACTTTGGAAGAACAAGCACAACAATGGAAAGTTTTCTATAATACTGCGAAAGGTGCTGGTACGCCAGAAAAATTTATTGAAATAGTTAAAAAATATGGATGATGCGCAGAAAATAGATCGATTAATTGAAATAATGTTAGAATTAAAAGAACTAGCAAGATCACTAGATGATCCACGTAACGATCAAGACACGATTATAGCAACAATGCTTGCACTAATTATCTGCGTAGATATACCAGATGTCACCATTTTACCTAATAATATGAACATAGGAATTGCATTAGCATGAGTTATTTAACCGCATTTTGTAATATAACAACCGATTTACAAGCAATCGTTAGTGATATAGATCGATATGATCGTAAAAGAGTTTTAATGTCTAATTGGAGCAATCCTAGTAGCAATCTTTATCGGCTAAGTAACACAGGATATATAGAAAATTTATACAAAGATGGAGTCGAAATGACGAAAGTCACTGATACTCCAAACGCAGATAACGAATTTAAATACAATGAATCAACTGACTCTGTTGATTTCTTTTTAGCATCTAGCTCAGTAGCTGCGCTTAATAGCAGTGTCTTTGAAGCTGGTCAAGATTGGGAAGATTTAAAAACACGTGTGGTAAAAGAACAAGCTGATCATATGCGCAGTTTTTTGAATCGTCCTATATACAAGCGTGGTAATTCTAATTATCAAGGCGCAGCAGATAGACCATATGACTTTATAGTGATTCGATGCAATGCGTTGTTAGCCTGCGCTGATTTGGTGCGCAGTCAGGATTCAGAGAAAGCTGCGGAGCTTGATGAATTGGTTTTAGGTGACGATGGTTTACTTACTAAGTTAAAAAGACGTGATTATGTCATGTGGCATGAAACATCGTTTAGAAGTGAATCTGGGGTAATACGTGAGGTGAGTGTCAATGGATCAACTACTGGATATATCGAAGATATTAAAATGTATGGACCACCTAGCACAGATTATGATGAGGTGCGTGTGGTCATTAGTACAGCAGGTACATTTTCTCCTGGAACTGCATCTACAGTTAAGTATGATGTTTTTACTAAGGATGACACTGGATTACGTAGGCATAAA